TATACCTCTGATAAATATTCTTACAAGAACATCTGGAAGACCTTTAGCTTTCAAAAGATGTCATGAATCTGTAAAAAATCAAACATATAAGAATGTAAGACATATTGTTTCTATTGATAATTTACAAGATGAAGAATATGTAAAGGAATGTGGTGTGGATTATTTCTTTATGGATAAGAATGTGATTTCTAAGGAAGCTGATATTCCAGATCCAAAGACTGGTCCACGTTTCATATATAATCTCTATCTTAACAAACTTATCGAAAAAGTAAACGATGGATGGATCATAATATTAGATGACGATGATTATCTTGCAGACAACAATGTATTACAAAAGGTGGCAAATATTGCCAGAAGTAATACGGATATGCTTCTTTGGCAGATGAAATATCCAAATGGAGGACTTTTGCCTTCTTTACAGGAACTTGGAAAACCTCCAAGATTGGCAAGAATCAGTTCCCAATGTTTTGCAGTTCATTCAGGTGTTGCTAAAACTATCAAATGGGATGGATGGAAATGTGGAGATTTTAGGTTTATTCAGAAAGTATGGGCAAAAACTGTAGATAAAAGAATTATTAAGGAAGCATTAATTTGCTTAGGAGGAATTGGGCTCGGTCAAAGGAATGATGTTAATGTTAGTGCTAACACTGACATGCTTAATAAAGTGCATAATAATTCTTCTGAAATTAATGGGGTATCGGTTTTGAATCATTTGAAAAGTAATAGTAAAAGTAATAGTAAAAGTAATAGCAGAAGTAATATTAATAGTTATGTACCTAATATTGTTGAAGGCAAAAAAATAAAACTTGAAATAGTTTCAGTTGGATGGAATTGTGAAAAATTTGCGATGCATACGTATAATTCTTTAAATAATCAGATACCTGGAAATTATGATTACACTATACACATGCTTGATGATGGTTCTAACGATAAAACATATAAAATTTTAAAGCAAATTGCAAACAATGATCCTAAAGTAAAAATCTATCAAAATAATAAAAATTATGGTGCTGCATACAGTAGAAATTTAATCATTTCACAATTAAAAGATCCTGATGCAATCGCATTGATGATAGATTTAGATGATACTGTCACAAATGATACATTTTTAGATATATCAAATCATTATTTAAAAAATAAAGAATGTTTAATTACCTTCGGTAATTTTAAATTTGTTTCCACAGGAAAAATATTAAATGCTGGAACATATGGAAACGAAACAATAAATAATGTAGATTATTCTGGAAAAGGATTTTCATGTCCACCTTTAAGAACATTTAAAGTTGGAGTAGCCCAAAAAGTCCCAGAACACATATTAAAAGATGAAAAAGGCGAATGGTATAAATTCTGCACTGACGTATGTTTAACTATGGGTATTTTAGCTCAGTGTTATAGCGACCAAGTTCATAAAATAAATAAAATGCATTACATATATAATGATGTTAGACCTGAAGGCACTCAAAAAGTTTATAAATCGGAAAAACATAAAGTAGCGCAAAAAATATATAAAAAAATTGATAATGCATTTAAGTCGGGTGAAATAAAAAAATATAGAGATACCAAAATATTAGAAATGCCTTTTATAGCAATAGTAATGTGTACATGGAAAAGAGTTTCAAGATTGAAAGAAACCTTAAATCTTTTATCCTCTCAAACATATAAAAATGTTAAGCTTCATATATGGAATAACAATTTTGGAGAAAAGGAGACTATTGAAAATATAATTAAAAACTATCCTCAATTAAAAATTGAAGTTATTAATTCTGAAACTAATGTTGGAGGTATAGGCAGATTCCTTTATGCTAAAAAAATAGCTAATGAATTTTCTAAAATTATTTTTATTGATGATGATCAAATTTTCAATAACAAATTTGTAGAAGACTTTAATAGTATGTATCAACCTAAATCTATAATTTCTTGGTTTGGTTGGAAAATGAATGGTTCATATTATAATCGAACTAGAATAAATAATCTTACAGAATGCGATTATTGTGGAACAGGCGGAATGTTAATAGATTCTTCGATATTTTTAGATGAAAGATTATATAATATACCTAAAGAATATGCGTTTATAGAAGATTTATGGTTATCGTATTTTGCAAAATATGAACATTCTTATAAGTTGATAGGATGTAATATTGATTTAACAATCATAAATGATGGAAATGACCAGTATGTAAAATTAAAAAATTTAAAGGAAAAATTCTATACATTTTTAGAAACAAAATATAATGGTAAAAAAAATTTCAAGGAAGATTTAACAAAAATTATAAATAAAATAAATAATAATATCCCATTTTCATTTACAAGATTTGGTGATGGAGAAATGATGATTATTGAAAATACTCCTATAGATTTAAGTAAAAAATTCAATGGAGAACATAGGTATGATCCCAATGATTCAAAATATCAAAAATTGAGAAATGAAATGTCTGAGGCAATAAAATATAAATCTAATAATTATTATGTAGGATTACCATGTCCAACATGTGTAGGAAATGATAAATCTAAAAAAATGTATAATTATAGTGAACAGTCAGATTTAAATGTTACATGGGCAACATTATTTGTAAATTCAAACTATGATATATTTGAATCTAAATTTCCAGAATCAATAAAAAACAAAGAGATAGTATTAGTATGCCATAAAAATGCAGATACATCATATTTTAAAAATAATAATTATAATATTTTAAAAGAATTCAGAGTTGGGGTAAATGCTTGGTATCATGATTATGATATGATAGCCGATATTATTAATTATAGTAAAACTTTAAATCCAAATACTGTATTTTTATTTATGGCAGGGACATTTACAAAAATATGTATTTATAAAATGCATAAAGAAAGACAGGATTTATTTTTAATAGATATTGGTTCTTCATTGGATTTAAAGCTTTCTTTAGGAGAAACAAGAAATTATTTAAAAAAGCATCATAAAAATAGAAAAAAAGTATGTGCCTGGATGGGAAAATAATATAATTTTAATAAATGGAAACTAAAAAAATTGCTCAAATAATAATTCTTTCAGATAGTAAAACTCCTGAATTAAAAAAAGTAACTGAAAATTGTCTAAAATCATTAAAAGAAAGTGAGAATTTAGATTTTGATATTTGCGTTGTTGATAATAAAACTGATTTTGAAGGAGTAAGGAATCTTAAGATTTCTGAACAATTTAATTACAATAAATTTATGAATATAGCTGCAAGAACAAGTAATTCTGAATGGATTGTATTTTGTAATAATGATTTAATTTTTCATAAAAATTGGTTTACAGAATTAATGAAATATCAATATGACGTAATGAGTCCCAAATGTCCTAAAGATGCGAGACAAGCAAATATCAATAAGATTGAATTTGGGAATATAATAGGTAAGTATTTTTCAGGATGGTGTTTTATGATGAAACGCTCTATTTATGATAAAATAGGAGGGTTAAATGAAGAATACATTTTTTGGTGCGCAGACAATATTACTATAAAACAATTAGAAACTATTGGAATCATACCTTGCATCATTCCAACTTCAAATGTATTACATTTAGGTAGCCAAACTTTAAATACTATGTCTAACAAGCATGAATTAACTACAGAACAAATACAAAAATTCAAAAGTAAATATAAATAATGGCAAACGGAATATATAAAATAACTGAAGATTTTGAAAATGCTCTTTCAAAATATACTAATGCACCTTATGTCGTAACTGTAGACAATCAGAGTAATGCACTATTTTTAGCATTAATGTATGAGAAAGTCTCAGGGTTAGAAATAACAATCCCTGCAAGAACTTATCCAAGTGTTCCTTGTGAAATAATACATGCAGGTGCAAAAGTTAATTTTGCTCCTGTAGAAGGCACAACATTAAAAGGAGCATATTGCTTACAACCAACAAATGTATGGGATTCAGCATTAAGATTTACTGCAGATATGTATATACCAAATACGCACATGTGTATTTCGTTTACAGGTCCATACAAACATTTTAAATTGAGTAAAGGTGGAGCAATTTTAACCGATAATGAAGATGCATATAAATGGTTTAAAAGAGCTAGATACTCTGGAAGGAATGAATGTTCTTACCATGAAGACAATCTTGATATGCTAGGTTGGAATTTTTATATGATGCCTGAATTAGCAACTAGAGGAATGCTCCTTATGAATCAATTCTATAATACAGATGGTTCTAAAAAAGAAAATGCTGATTTAGAATTACCTTATCCTGATTTATCTAAATTTGAAATTTATACTAAATAATTTATAATGAAAAAACATATCTGTGTTTTTTTCGCTTTTCAAAATTTTGAGCATATTAAATTATCTTTTGAATCAATATATATTGATGGTATAGATTTTTTTATTATAGAAAATAGTAGTTCAAGTTCAAATGAAATAAAACAATATTTCATTTCTAATAATAATAAATTAAAAGGTTATATACAATTTGAAGAAAATATTGCAGCAAATGCTATAAATATTTTTCTAAGAGATTTCACTCCCTTATTAAAAGAATATGAATATATAACAATTACGGATGGGGATTTATATTTATATAATTCACATTCTTTTTTTGAAGAAATATTACATAATTTAAATTTTCCAAATGTAATGGTTTCATCGGGAGATTTATTTCTAGACAATTTATATATTTTACCTAATCCTATTATTGGAATTGAAAATTATAATGAAAAATGTAAATTAAGAAATCTTCCATACGAACCAATATATAAAAATACTGGCAACAACTTATTAACTTTTAGAAGTATTGATTTAGACCACATAAAGAGTGTTTATTATCTTGATATAAACATATATAAAAAAGTAAAAGAATTGAATAAACAATGGGCTCATACTAATAAAAATGTTGCTTATCATTTAACCTGGGATTTATATCGAGAGGGTGAAAAATATTATACTTGGAAAAAATCAATTATAAATAAAGTATGGAAAATAACAAAAGAATGTAAATATATAAAAATAGTTTAATTAAATGAAAAAGGCATTAATCGGATATGGGGGTCATGCAAAAGAAGTAATCTCACAAATAGGCGAAGAATTAACATGTTTTGTAGATGATATTTTTATAAAAGATAATAATCCTAAAATATTACCACTAAGCCAATTCAATATAAATGAATTTGAAGTTTTAGTAGCAATAGGTGATTCAGAAATTAGAAAAAAAATAGTGGACAAATTACCAAAAGAGACTCAATATTTTACATTTATCCATCCATCAGCACAAATATTTGATAAAAATATTACAATTGGCAAGGGATCTTTTATAGGGGCAAATTGTATATTAACTACTAATATTTCTATAGGTGCACACTGCATTTTAAATAGAGGAAATCATATTGGGCATGATACAATAATAGGTGAATTTTTTTCTGCAATGCCAAATGTTGTAGTATCAGGAAATTGCAACATTGGTGATTATGTATATATAGGAACAAATTCAACAGCTAAAGAAAAAATTAAAATATGTGATTATGTTATTATTGGATTAAATTCAGGAGTTATTAAAGATATAACTGAATCTGGAACTTACATTGGAACTCCAACAAAAAAAATAAAATAATTTTAAAAATGACTATAGGTATAATAATACCCACTTATCAAAGAAAAGATGGGAATTCAATAAAATATTTACAAAAATCATTAAATAGTATAAAAAATCAAACTTATACTAATTACAAAGTATTTTTAATCGGAGATAAATATGATAACAACGAAGAATTTGTAAATATTTCTAAATCTATAATTCCTAAAGAAAAAATATTTTCGATTAATTTGCCTTATGCAAAAGAAAGAGATAAGTATTCTTTGGGGGATAAAAAATTATGGTGTTCAGGCGGAGTTAATGCAACAAATTATGGTATTGATTTGTGTTTAAAGAAAAATATTTACCATATTTGCCATTTAGATCACGATGATTGGTGGGAATCAAATCACTTAGAAGAAATTTCTAAATTTGTTAATGATTATTTTTTTATAACAACAAAGTCTAATCATATAAATAATCAAGTTCTTCCTAAAGATATCAATAATCCATTTTATCCAAAAAGCGGAGATATAGTTAGATCTGCGACTTGTATCAATTTCTCCAAAACTAATTTGAGGTATCGAGATGTATTTGAAGAAACAGGTAAAATTTATCCTGCAGATGCAGATTTATGGAATAGAATTTCAGATTTTATGAAGAACACTAATAATAAAGGAATAGTTATCAATAAAATTACTTGTAGTCATCTTACTGAAAGAATTTAATAAAGCAAAAAATATGGTAACAATTTATACTATTACATATAATGAAGAATTAATGATTGAATTTTTTATTAATCATTATAGAAAAAAATTTCCAGGCTGCGAAATCGTAGTATTCGATAACTATTCCACAGATAAAACAGTTGAAATCGCTAAAAAAAATAATTGCAAAATTGAATATTTCGATTCAAATAACCAAATTTCTGAAGGAAAATATCTTGAAATAAAAAATAATTGTTGGAAAAATTCGAATACTGATTGGGTGCTTGTGTGTGATTGCGATGAATTAGTAAGCATAGATGAAAATATGTTAAAAAATGAAATTCGTTCAAATTCTACTATAATAAATTTTGAAGGGTATGATATGATAAACTTAAATAATAATGATATTATAGATTTATACAGCATCAAAAGTGGAGTTCGAACTGAATATTATGATAAAAATGTTCTATTTAATAAAAAAAAGATAAATGAAATTAATTATTCGCCAGGATGTCACAAATGCGCTCCTTCAGGGAAAATAGTGTATTCTAAAGAACGCTATAAATTATTTCATTTTAAATACCTATCTGAAAAATATCTAATAGATAGATATAAACTATTTAATAGTAGACTATCTGAAGAGAACAAAAAATTTAAATGGGGAGTACATTATAATAAACAGGAGAATGAAATAAAAAAGCTTTTTAACGATTTAAAAAATAAATGTAAAATCATATATAAATAAAAATAACAAATAAATGAAAAAGAGTTTTATAATAAATAAAAACGGATTCTGGGAAACAAACTCAGGCATAGGACATGTACATGATATTGCTTTATGCAATTCTTTAATTACTTATTTGAAAGAAAAAAATGTAAAAACATTGATTGATTTTGGATGTGGTATGGGAGATTATGCAAAATCAATAATAAAAGAAAATATTTTTTGTGAAGCATATGATGGTAATCCAAATACTGAAATGCTTACAAATGGTATAGGAAAAGTTCTTGATTTATCAAAAGAGTTCAATTTAAGTAAAAAGGTTGATTGTGTATTGAGTTTAGAAGTAGGTGAGCATATCCCAAAGGAATATGAACAAATTTTCATAAATAATATTTGCAATCATTCAAATAATTTAATTATTTTAAGTTGGGCTATTATCGGTCAACCTGGAAGTGGACATGTAAATTGTCAAAATAATGACTATGTTGTTTCAGAATTACAAAAAAGAGGTTATTCTTATGAAATTGAGGCTTCAACTAAATTAAGAAATAGTGCAACTAATGCAACATGGTTTAGAGATACAATTATGATTTTTAAAAAAGTTTAATGAAAATAAATATTATGCTTTCAGATGGTTTGGGCAATCAAATGTTTCAATTTGCATTTGGTAAAATGTTAGAAAAAAAATATAATTGTGAATTATTTTTTGAATATAAACCATCTAAAGTTAGAAAATATATGTTAGATATTTTTGATATTGCTGAAAAAAAGCTTGATAAAAATATAAAATGTATAGACAAAATATATTATGGGTCATATGAAAATGACTCAAATTTTCCTTATAATTTTTTAGATAAAAATACTAATTATAGTTTTAGCGGATATTTTCAAAATGAAAATTATTTTTTAGAAATTTCTGAAGAAATAAGAAATACATTCTTTTTAAAAAATACTATTGAAATTCAGGAAGATTATTTAGTAGTTCAAGTTAGAAGAACAGATTACGTAAAGAACAAAAATTTTTTAGTTTGTGATTTGGATTGGTATAATAAAGCTATAAATGAATTCGGAAATATAAATAAAGTTATATTCATTTCTGATGATTTAAATTGGTGTATTTCAAATTTCAGTAGTAATAAAAAAGAATATGTGTTTCTAGATTTAAACGAAAAGGACACACTTGCACTATTACAACATAGTAAAAATTTTGTTATATCAAATAGTAGTTTCGCCTGGTGGGGTGCATGGCTATCAAAATCAAAAAATATAATACATCCAAAAACATGGTTTTTAGGTGACTTATCATGGGATTTAGGAGTAAAAAATTGGAAAAGATTATGAATATATATGAATTTATAAAATCGAATAATTTCAATTTAATAGTTGAAATCGGCTGTCATTTTGGGACAGATACAAAAATTTTTAAAGAAATATCTCCAAAATCAACAATTATCGGATTTGAACCAGATCCGAGAAATATAAAGATATTGAAAGACACAGGTGTAACAAATATTGCAGAAATATTTGAATTTGCTGTTTCTAATAAAAATGGAGAAGCGGATTTTTTTCTATCTAGTGGGGAATTTAAAGGTAAAAGTCCAATTGAATTATTAAAGAATAACCCTTGGTCTGCAAGTAACTCTTTAAAAAAGCCTAAAAAACATTTATCTATACATAAGTGGGTTAAATTTACAGAAAAAATAAAAATAAAAACCATTAGATTAGATGATTTTGATTTTTTAAAAAATAAAATTATAGATTTTATATGGATGGATGTTCAAGGAGCTGAAGATTTAGTATTTGAAGGAGCAAAAGAAACTTTAAATCGAACCAAATATATTTATACTGAATATTCTAATGAAGAAGTATATGAGAATCAACCAAATTTAAATGATATACAAAAATCACTTGGAGAAAATTGGCAAATATTATTTTTAGATAAAGATGATGTTCTATTAAAAAACACTAATTTATTGTAATAAATAAATAAATTTTACTTTACCAAAGAAACCTATATATTATCAATAAAAAAGATAATGAGATTAGGTATTACATTGAATGAGGTTATTCGAGGTCATTATGAAACGGTGGATTTTGCGTATGAGATGTACACAAGAGATATCAATGAAAAATTCACAGAATATACTGACCTCGAAAATCACTCAATAGAAGAAAAAAATCCTATTGCTTCAGACCTTCTTACAGAAGAGCAAAAGAAAATCCTTGACGAGGCAAATGTGAAGCAAATAGAGCCATTAAAGGTTTTTGATTTAACAAACAATTCATTAGACAAACCAGTAGATCTTTGGGAAACTGAAGAGGTTTCTTTGGAAGTTGAAAGAACTTCTATTGAGATTTCAGATTCAGAGGATCCGATTGGATTGACAAAGATGTTCAAATTCAAAGACCATCAAGAATTTGTTGAATTTCTTTATCAAGACCAGGCATTTGAAATTTTCTCAAGAACACCATTGACTTACTCAAAAGCAATGTTTGATTTGGATGAGCTATATTCATCTTTAACCAAAAAAGGTTATACAATCACAATCGTCAGCCAGGAAAGAGAAAACAGCAAACCTGCAACTTTATTATTTCTCGCACAAAATAATTTCAAAGGAAACAACATCAAATTCCTTTATGATTATTCAAAGATTTGGGAACTGTATGACATCATCATTACAGCTGACCCTTACATTATCAAAACAAAGCCTGAAAAAAAGATTTGCTTGAAAATTGTCACTGAACAAAATAAAGAAATAAAAGGTGACAGAATTTTTGAATTTAACTCTATTAACGATATAAACAACTACTTCAAAAAACAGATTAACTAAAATAATACAATGGAAAATAAACAACTTACTTTAGAAGATTTTATCAACGAATTAAAAGAAAATCAAGGTTCTTTTTACTTCTATGTTCCAAATACTAAAGGAAATACGAGTGGAGCTGTATCATATATTTACGATATGGTTGAATCTTTGAGAAAGTTCGGATTCAAATCATTTATTCTTCACGACAAAGAATATATGACTCCAGGATGGATGGGTGGCAACTACAGCAAACTTCCACATATTCCTTTTGAAAAAGTTACAGTCAAACCTTCTGACTTTCTTTTCTTGCCAGAAGTTTGGGTTGAATCCTTTTTCACAGATATGCGCCAGAATAACATCAAACTTCCTTGGGAAACTGTTGTGATTTCTCAAGTATACGACCTTATCTTCTTCAATTTGAGTGCAGGTGCAAGATGGAGTAATTTCGGCATCAAAAATGTTATCACCACAACACAAGCTCAAAAGGAACATATTGAAAACTTCATGAGAAACATGGATATTTCAGTTGTGAATCCTTATATTCATGATGAGTTCAAACCATCTGAAAAACCACAAACACCAAAGATTTTCCTTTATACAAGAGATAAATCCAGAGGCGAAAGACTTGAAAAACAATTTCACCTTCAATACCCTCAATATGCTTGGGTTCCATTTGTGGTGACATCAAATATGGATAGACAACAATTTGCAAGCAATCTTAGCGAATGCTGTCTTTCTGTTTGGGTGGATGAAATTTCAGCTTTCGGAACATTCCCTCTTGAATCTATGAAATGCGGTGTTCCAGTTATAGGAAAAATTCCTGAAATGGTTCCAGAATGGATGGGTAAAGAAGACGATGGTAAATACACTATAAAAGAAAACGGTATTTGGCTTTTGAATTATTCTGCAATTCCAGATTATATTTCAAAATTCCTAGATGAATGGTTCACAGATACCTTGAATCAAGAAACTTATAAGGTTATGGCTGATACGGCTAATAACTATTCAAAAGAAAAATTTGAAGCTCAAACGCTTGAAACATTTCAGAACCTTGTAGCAAAAAGATTGAAAACATTAGAAGAAATTAAAAGTAAACAAGAACAATAAATATGAATACAACAGTAATTATTCCAATTCATGAAATAAATGATAACAATAGAGAATTCTTTGTACAATGTATTGAATCTATAAAAAATCAAAAGGATCCTAATTTTTATGTACAAATTGTTACTCCTAAAATTTCCGAAGAAATCGAAAAACTTTCTGAAGAAATTCCACGTGCCATTAGAATGGTAACATTGATTAATGATAGTGGAAAGCATGATTATGCTTCACAAATCAATTTTGCTTGTGATGTAATTCTAACCCCATATTTTTCAATTTTGCAAATGGATGACATTATGTTTCCAAATCACATTGAGAATATCAACAAGTATATCCAGGCTTATCCAGAAGTTGATGCATTCACTCCATTAATTTATGAAGTGGATCCTAATGATAATCCGATTGGATTTTCAAACGAAAGTGTTTGGGCAACAGGAAATATGGAGAAATTTGGATATTTCGATTTGCAAAAAACAAAAGAAAAACCTCTTTATAACTTCAATGTTAATGCTCTCACTATCAAACTAGAGGCATTCAAAGCAGTTGGCAAATTTAAAACATCAATGAAGAAATTCGGAGATTTCGAATTTCTTTTGAGATTGCTAAATTTTGGAAAAAAGGTTTACGTTATCCCTAAAATGACATATAAACATTATAACGGTATACCAGGCTCTATTCACGATCTTCAAAGCGATATGGATGAGGTTGAGAAAAAATTCTGGTACAACATGTCTAAAAAAGAATACTTTTTTGATTATGACCGTGAAATAAATTATGTATAATTTTATGGCAAAACGAGGGAGGAAGAGAAAAAATGAAAAATATTTTGACGAAGACCAAGAAATTGCAACATTGCAATATCTTAAATCTACAGATGAAGAAGAGCGAAGGGTTCTTTATGAATTTTATCTAAAAGAACCTTTTATCAAAATGGCTGAAGCAATTATCAATAGATACAATCTCCAATGTAAAGAAATGTCTTTTGATGAACAGCTAAATGATACGATAAGCTTTCTTCATACCAAAATAGAAAAATACGAACCTGGCAAAGGAAGGGCGTATAGTTACTTTGGAACCATTATAAGAAATAGAAATAGTGCTATACAGAAAAAGGAAAGACGTAATATTAGCAGGAAAGAATCTTATGATACAGTTTCAACTACTATTGAAGAAGACGAGAAATTTTCATATCAAATTGATGAATACGATTCATTTACATCAGATTTTTTTGTAGAATTTTCAAATATTTTGGAAGAAATAATTGTTTCAAATGAAAATTCTGGGATTTTTAAAGAGGATGAATTGAAGATTGGTTATGGTATTATTGAAATAATGAAAAACAGTGCTTTATTTTTTGATTCAGGTGGCGGAAGAAAATTTGAAAAAAATAGAATAATAGAATGCTTGAGAAATCTAACTGGATTAGATACAGATAACATACGTACCAATCTCAAAAAATTTAAAAAACTATATTTTATCAAAAAACAAGAACGAATGAAGAAGAATTTTAATTGCGATGATTCAGCTATAAAAAACACATTACCAAATTTCTATAAAAAAAAATAATTTTATAAATATTTATAGAAAAATATAGCAATGGCAAAAAGAAATTTAAAACTAGACATTGATTCTCTATTCGATGCAATGAAAGAAGTTTATCGTGATTGCGATGAACAGAAAAAAGCAATTCTTGAAGATTTGAATAACAGAACTCAGAATGCAAAAGTAAAAGCAAAAAATAAGCCTTTAAATACTCCAGAAGATTTCCAAGATGAGATGGAACTTGCAAAGTATATTAATGAAAGTAGAAAGGTTTTAAACGATGTTATTGAGAAAAAAGTGAAGCTGATAAGCATTCATTCGAAAGTTGTCACGTCTCTTAATAAACCTGTAAAAGAAAGGGATGATGATAAAGATACTGCTGAACTCCCAACACTTTCTTCAGCAGATATTAAAAAGATAAAGGATGATTTGATAAAACAAATGGAACATGATAGCACTTACGACCTTAATGAATGAATTACTTAGATAAAAAAAATGACGTTTTAAATAAAATAGCTGCATTAAAAAGCATTAATACTGATTTTCCTAAATTAAAAAAAGGAAAATCACTGCCTTCTTTTAAAAATAAGGCTGATGTCATTCAATTTATCAAAGACTTAATAGATATTATTGTTGGAGTTGAAGAATTTAAGGATGAATTAGTAAGCTATTTAACCTATCTTTCACCAGTAATTGAAACTAATTTAAAAGATGGCTTAAAAGTATTATTAAAAAGTAAATTTTCTTGTTCCATTGATGCAAAAATCCCAGACTTTTTACTTGAAGGAACAGGTATAGGATTTAATGTTGCAGTTAGTCAAGTAGATTTCTCAAAAATCCTTAAAGTAAATCCTGAAACAGCTGCAGGTACTCTTATTTATGGGAGTATTCCTCAAGATTTAAACGCCTATTTATACAGCGTTTTACAAGGTAATTCTGGAAATTGGAAAAATCTTATAAAAGTAACGTATTTACCTCAAGGATTGGTGGATGGGAAAATGAAAACACATGTATTCAATGTTAAAATAGATTCAACTTGGAATAATAGAACTGTAAATGATTTTATTAACAAATTCTTAGATTCAGTTATCATTTTCACGCTTCCAGTTTTTATTACAAGAATATTTGAAATTATTTACGGAACCGCATCAAAACTTTTAAAACGTAATAGAGATAGTGTTTCAGCAGATGTAGAATTAGAAATCTTTGTACAAAAAATAATTGATTTACCAGATACCGAAATTAATAACAGTTATTTTGAATTTAGCAAAGATGAAATAGATTATTTTAATGAAAGGTTAGAAGAAAAAATAAGTGGAAGTATTATATTGAAGGAATGTAATTTTGTTTCAAGCACCATCAGCGTAGATCAATTATTAGATTTAGCAAATCAATTGAGTACAACTACAAATTTTGTTGAAATAAAGGAAATATTAGAAAATAAACTTACAATTCTTTCAGAAGAAGCCACAGATGGTCTTGATGAAAGCAATAAGCCTATTGGTAAAAAAACTTTCTTTAATAAGTTTCTTATTGGGCTTTTGAAAGCATTAGTAAATCTTCTGTTTGCCCCTAAAATGATGATGATGATTGTCACATATTTTAAAGTTGTTAGCAATACTATAGGATTTACCAATTTCAAAGAATTTTTGAATGAAAACAGGCAATTTATAATAGACTTAGTTAAAAAAGTTGTTATTCCAATTGTTATAAAATTTCTTATGAAAATTCTTATAAAACATTTGTCAAAATTGGTGGCTAAGGAAGCTCAAGAAAAAATTTTAGAAAAAATAAAAAACCAAAAAATTCAAATCCAATCCTTATTAGGATTAAATAATATAAGCACAACAGACTTAACAACTTTATTAACAGGATTAGTATAAATATGGAAGAATATACTTTAGAAACAATAGTAAACATAGTTTTAGCAGTTATTAATTCTGCAAAAATACCTGCAATCCCTGTGGATCCAGCATTAATACTTAAAGGTGGATTTTTAAAGCCAGGGTTATCTGCAAAAGACATGGCTAAAGAGGTTATCTTAAGACAGCAAGAAGCAGGTGTACCTATTGGGAATTTACCTTCGGGTCAGGAAAATATTGCTGAAAAAATGGAAAGAATCAGGATGGAAGTTATTATGAAACATTTATTGGAAAATGCAAAATTTTCTATTGTTATTCCACCTGGTACAGCTATAGCTGCAACTGGGGCAAGTCCTGCAGGACCTGTTGCAGTGGCTGGATCAACAGTAGGAATTAGTATAGGAACAGCAATAATATCATGATACATCAATTTGATAATTTACAGGGTCACAAACATACAAACAAATTTTTCTTCTGGGGGAAAGTTGTCAGCATTGACGATGATTTTGAATCCCGAAGAATAAAAGTGTTTGTTCCAGAGATTGATTCTTGGTTAGGAGACCAAGAAAAATTTTCTTTGGGAGATAAAAACATTCGAAAAAAAGAAGGCAATATCACAGACACCTTAGTTAAAAATTTGCCAACTTGTTATCCAATCTTACCACCATTCTTTCACTATGTACCACAAATCGGTGAAAGAGTAATGGTGTTTATGGATAGATACCATGATACAATAAAAGAAGGTCAACAAGAAAAAAGATATTATCTTTCAGTTTCAATTTCTCAACCTCAAAAAATAGATTTTGATGGATATGATGATACTGCAGATGCTGCAGAATCCGATGGAAAGTCTTTATTAGAAAATCCAATAAAAAGAATAACGAAAGCTAAAGGGGCATTTGCGCAAAAGAATGAAATCGGTGTTATAGGAAGAAGAAATACGGATATTCTTATGAAAAATGGTGAAGTTCTTATGAGAGCTGGAAGACATCTTAAGAATGATACAACCCAATTCAATGAAAAGGATCCAGCATATGTTCAATTAAGACATGGTGTTAATAATGCAGGGAATGAAATTAAAAAGAAAGTAATTACTGAAGAAATTATTAACCCTCAAGACCATGTTATTAATGCCGTAATTAGTAATAAATTTTCTTTAGAAATCACTGTTAATCAATTTAGAGATAATCTTGAAATAGAAAATATTAAAGAAGCCTATTCAACACTACAATTTGCGTTAAATGCGTTGAATGATTATTTAACTGATTTAAAAGATAAATATCCAAAATATCAAATAATAGTTGTTAATAACGCAGACAATACTACATCTGAAATATTTTATCCAGGCTATAAAACTTATATAAATAAAGAAGTTGAAATTCGTGAGCAAAACAATTTAGACCAATTTGGTGGAAGTGTAGTTAATATTGTCGCAGATAAAATAAATTTGATTTCTCATAAGAACAATAAAAATTTTGCTTTAACAGATAGAAGTGAAAATATAACAAAAGATTCTCAAATTGAAATAAACACTAAAGCAAGCCCTCTGGTTAATGGGGATGTTGTTTATAAATTATTAGATTTGATGAGATTTGTAATTATTAGCCATGTTCACCCATATCCAGGTCTGCCAACAGATCCAGATAAATTGGTTCAAGATTTAAGAGATTTTGATTTGGATAGTATTTTGAATAAAAATATTAGATTGAGTTAAAATTCATTTCTTTTTAAAAAGTTTTAATAATTCATCTTTATCTGGGTTTGAGTTTAATATGCAGACTGTTCCAATTTTACCACTTTTACATATAAAATCCTTTTCTGATGAAAGTTTTTGCCAAATTCTAGGGACTTCTTCTGTATTCTGCTGTCTACCTTTACCCGAATAAACATGCCCAAATTCATAAACCATAGCTTTATAAATTTTATATCCCAATCCTAAGCCTTGTAAACTTTTTGCAAGAAAAATGTGTATTTGATATAATAAATCACCTATTATCTGAAAAGAAACTTTTATTCCTTCATCCACACCTAAATCTTCCATACCGTTTATTGAAATATAAAAATTGATAGGCGATTCAGTATTTTCTTGTTCAATAATCAAATCACTCCATTTAATATTTTTTATGAATTGTCTTTCTTCATCAGATAATTTAATTTCAGTTGGAACATTATAAATCTCTTTAATAACTTTTTTATAAGTTTCAAATAAAGAGTTTATTTTACTTTCTTTCATTTCTTTTTTATTTAAAATAAAATTTGCGTTTGGGAACAATATTATTTCTCCATAATCGTTTCCTGAATATTTGGTTATAATTGCATCATAGCCTTTTTTCATTAGCTTTTCAGTCAACTTTTTACCCCTGGCTTTCATTTCTTCAGCAAGTTCATATTTCCATTTGACAAGATTATTATTATCAACATCTATAAATTTTGGATTCTTCAGCATTGCAGTACCTTCAAGCCACCCTTCAGGAACAAATCCTTCATTCTTTATAACATATGTTCCTTTTGGTTCAACATCTTGACCATAAGTTTTACCCGAATTAGGTGCAGCGTTAGGATTTTTTATAATCTCTAATTCTAACATTTTACATTATCATCTAAGATATAAAATTTGATTTCTTCAGGATATGTTCTTTCCTCCATATTTGATATAGATTTAAAATCCAAATAATATATTTGAGGAAGCATCCATTCAGTATTAATATAAATAAAATTCTCACAAGCTCCAAGATTCATAGGAGTCCAGGTAATGATATCCAATTCTTCCATTCCTTCTTTCACATAAAGCCTGTAATAAATATTGTCAACAGCAACCTTCTTGTTAGGTTGATATGCTTCATAAACATCAACTACAACTTTTCTGACATCACCTCTTCTAATTCCTTCATTTCTTTGTATTCCTCTGTATTTAAACCCATATTTCTTTGGAGATCCTGTTCCAAGACCAACCTGATAATAATCATCATTTGGCTTCACTTGAAACTCTTGTTCAGCATCTCTAAGCGTTCTACCATTAATTTTTATATTTGACCAAACATCTCTCCAAACAACACAATTGCTAACATCAGTTTGCAATGAATCAACTTCAAAAGAAACCATATAAATTCCTTTTGAGACACATTCTCCTGTTAAGGTAACAAATACATCATCAAACTCATTATATATCGTTACAATTGGATTTTCGTCCAAATTAGCAGCTTCTCCCTTAATGTTGACATAAAGATACAAAGAATTTTCTTTATCTGTATAAAAATTTTCCCTATCATCTATAACAGGGTTCAAATATTCAGTTTCTAAATAAGGTTTGAAAAAATTTGTCGTTTGTGAACTGTAAAATCCCATATATTTTGTGATTCCTTCGGGATTTATCTCATAGCTATTATGAAATGCTAAACCAAACCCATAATTAGGAGTATCTCCAGTGATAAGAGCATTTACTAAAGAAGTCATATCAACTTCAAACAAACAATCATCACACGCCTGATCAATACAATCCAAATAAATTGGCTCCCCAGAGAAATATGTATCCCCAGTGATAACCATTGTTTCTGCAGAATAAGCATCATAAATCCCCTCAGTTTCCCAAAGAGAATTAGGTTCTGCATAAAACCAATTGGCTTCCCCTGAAACACCGCTGCAATTAGGACTGACAAATCCATCACATCGTTCTGCACAATCGAAATCATATCCACATCCTTCAACCCAATCTTGTCTAACTCTGAAAAGGCAAAGTTCATATGAAGTCGCAAGACAAGCTGTGGTCAAATCAAGCCCATTTCCAAAATATCTTGTAGGTTTTAATACAATTTTATGTTTTACCTGGCTCAAATCACCAAGCATACAGTCATTGTACATTTCTTTCAATTTATCAACTGGAAAATGGAATATATATCTTGAATATGTAGATCTTTCGTATGTTCCACCATAAAAAAGTGAAACTATCGGATTTTTTCCAAGATTTATTGAGGAATCTTTTATAATTGTAGTATCCTTATCGAAATAGGTTCTCCAATACATTTTTTATTATAAATACTCATGAGAAAGAATAATTTACTTATGAAAGTTTTTCATATTTCATTTGTTCAATGATATTTATATAAAAAACAAATGAAACCAAATAATTTCCCAACAAGACCAAGTTTAGATGGTTCTGAAGAACTTTATACGCAAACAGCCAACGTATCTCAAAAGTTTACTTTAGAAGAAACTAAAAAATATGCAAATGCAATTGAAGTTACTTATGCTAAATTAAAAGATGATTTAATTCCAAGTCAAGCTTTAATAGCAGGCTCACATTACATTATAAATAATTTTAGAACATGTTACAATAGACCCGACTATGACCAAAATAAAAACAGCATTATTGTTTCAGGTTCTACATATATTCAAGCAGCTATTGAACCAATAATAGTAATGGCTACAAGTTTTAATACATTTGCTATTGATGCATATCAACTGAAATATCCTAATGATAGAATAAAATATGATATCAACTATTCTACAACTGAATCAGGAGATGTTGCATTTGGAAGAATAACTGAAAGAATCGATGAGTGGAACAATCGTACAGATTATGACCATAGAACTATTGAATTTAAAAGATACAGATTTTACTACTTCAGTAGAGAAACTCCTGAAACAGGTACAATGGAATTATTAAATGATGGAACTGTAAACGGAGTTGGTACGTTTTTTACAGCTCTTACTACAGGAGATGTTATTGCATATCCTAATTCAATTGAAGGATTTTTTAGAATTGATTCTATTTCATCTGACACTGTTATGACTGTAAGTGAATTATCTATCAATTCTTTTGGTGGAAGCGGTGAATTTTATACTACTAACGCAGGAAGTTATGACAGTTACTATAGAAGTAATGTTGATGACCCAACAGATTTTAATTTATATACTACATTCGGTGATGCAATTGGTGATGGCGTAATAAATAATTATATTGGAGATTACAGTAATTTACACATTGAAGACGGTGAAGGCGATTTTCTTCTTGCAAATAATGTTTTCAAAGATGGGGAATACAACAACAATAAAATTGGTAATGGTTCTTATAACAATACATTTAATGACGATTGTAACAATAATACAATAGGAAATTATTGTTATAACAATATTACTAATAATGATTTTGATGAAAATGTTATCAGTAACTTTTTTGCTAACAATTTAATTACTACAGACTTTCAATATAATCATGTTGGTGAATTCTTTGAGAATAATGTTATTAATAATGATGATTTTAGATATAACCAAATTGGTAACAATTTTACCAACAATTGGTTAGATAGTGATTGGGGATTTGATTTTGAACGTAATCAAATCGGTGAAGACTTTAATGATAATACTATCTTTAGAAATTTTGAGGATAATACTATTGGCAATGGTTTCAATAACAATGAAATTTATCAAAATTTTTATGATAATAAAATTTCTAATGATTTTAATAATAACACCATTGGAGATATTGAAGATATTGGTGCAGGTTATTTTGAAGATAACGTAATTGGAAATAATTTTAAAGGTAATTCAACATTAGGACAATTTACATATAATCAAATTGGTAATGATTTTTATTCTAATGAAACTGAAGATAGTTTTACTTATAATGTCATTGGAAATAACACTTTTTCTAATAACATAGGAGAAAACTTTGGTTATAATCAAATTGCTAATATATTTAATAATAATACTATCGGAAATAATTTCGGTTATGGCGGAGCAAGTGGAAAAGGAAATAAGATTGGAAATAATTTCCAAGGTAATACCATAGGTCAAGATTTCTATGATAATGTTATTACTAATAATTTTATAAATAATATAATAGTAGATGATTTCCAATTTAATAATGTTACTGCTGTAATGAATTCAATAAACTTTTCAGGTGCAACACATGTCTATGGAAGTTATAACTGTACATTATTAAGAGGTAATGATAACAATGATTACTTAGAATATTTTGATGGAACTATATATCAATATGTTTCAGTAAATGCTTAAACAAATATAAAAATAAAAATCTAATAAAATGAGAATATGTATTTTATGTGATGCTTCACGCATTGAAGAAGCAAGACAAAAAGAAGGTAATAATAAAATTTTAACAATTGAGTTGTCACAATCAGGTGAAAAACCTGCAACACATTATTTCTGTACAATGGTTGTAGACCAAAAGAAAGCTGATAAACTTATGGCGAAAAGAGAATTTACTACTATGGAAATTTCTGAACCTAAAGACTTTCTTGAAAAGCACAATCTGAAAATGATTAAATAAAAATTTAAAAAAACCTCTGAAGAAATTCAGAGGTTTTCATTTTAACAAGTATTTATATAAAAAAAAATATGAAACCAAACAATTTTCCTTTAAGACCCAGTTTAAACGGTGCTGAAGAACTTTACACACAGACAAACGATGTAGCACAAAAATTCACTTTGAATTCGGCAAAAGCATTTGTAAATGCAATCGAAGTTACTTATGAAACATTAACAAAATTAATTGATAATTCATATTTAATTGCAGGTTCACATTACATCATAACAGATTTTAGAACTTGTTATGACCAACCTGATTATAATGCTAATGGAAATAGTACTAATGGTACTTATAAAGAAGCAGATATAGAGCCAATAATTGTTATGGCTACATCAGAAAACACTCTTGCTCCTGATGCATATCAACCTAAATATCCTAATGATAAAATCAAATATGATGTTTTCTTTGATACAACTGAATCTACAAGTGGTGATGCCTATGGTAGAATTACTGAAAGAATTGATGAGTGGAACAATCGTACAGATTACGACCACAGAACAATTCTTTTCAAACGTTATAAAACTTATTTTCATAATTTTGATAATCCTTTAACAGGTACTACAAGTACAACAGTATCAACTCCTACAACAGGAGGTTATGAAATTACTGTAGTAGGAATTGACACTGACTTTGAAAATGAGTTGATTGAAGGAGATGTTATTTATGTTGATAAATATTGGTACAAAGTTTTAACAATCAATTCAGCAACTGATATGGTAGTAACTTCTGTTGAAAATAAGAGTTTTAGCGGAGAAAGATATTATAAAGCAACCTCACAAACTGAAGGTTCACAATCACAGATTCCTTATACTCACACTCAAATGACTGACCCTCCTGTTGTTTATAATGAAGAAGCTTTAATTGGAGATTTTATTATGGATGGGCAAGTTAAAAGTGGTGTAAATTATTTCTGCGGAAATAGTGGTACTTCAGAATATTTTACAAACCTCTACGCAGGACTTTTCGTAATGGCTGCTAAAGATATCGAAATTGATTTCTTCCGAATTGATGGTAATATTGGAGCAGATGGGCGTGGAACTGCAGACATTAATCAGTACACAACAAATATAAATGGAAATGATTATACTGCTTTTATTAAAAGAGTGTATGATGCAAATGACCCCTCTATCAATCAAATATTTATTGTAAATGGTGATGGTACAGGTATTTCACAAACTTATGATTCTTCAACTGATGATGACTATCATGAAATAAGTAACTTGGCAACAACAGGCGTAACTGAAATACATTACCTCCTTACTTCAAGAGGAACAGGTGATAAACTTGAGGATGCAGATTTTGAAGCTTTAGTTGATGCTTACCTTAATTTAGTTGAAGGTGAAAATATTAATGTAACCTTAACAACTCTTAATACTAACTATTCAACATTAACAGCACTTGTACCTGACATTTATCTATTCAATGATGTTGCAGATATAGATGATGATGGAGAAAACACTATTGATGATGGCGGTGATGATATGTATGATGGAGCTAACTTTATCTATACAGATTATTCAGTTAAGTATAGAAGTTACGAATATAAAAATAACAATATTATTGATGACGTATACCGAGAAATGACTACTTTCCGTTCTCAAGAGGAATTAGAGTTAAATGACAATGTAACTTCTACTAATAATTGGATTGGAGACTACTCAACTTTTTACATTCAAGATAATTTAAGTAATAGTAACTTCCTTCTTGCAAACAATGTATTTGGTTTCAATTCTTATTCTAATAAATTAGGTGACAGATGTTTCAATAACTCTACTTACAATTGGTTCAACAGAAACCAAATCAGTGGTACTTTCCAAAGAAATTCTTTAAGAAGAGGTTTTTATGCAAATGTAGTTGGAGAATATTTCACGGATAACGTATTAAATGGTGAAACTTGGAGAAATAAGATTGGAGAAAACTTTGAAAATAATGTTACAGGTACTGACGATTTTCAAAATAATGTAATTAATAATGGTTTTAATGATAATTATATTGCTCTTTATGATGATTTCTATAAAAATTGGATAGGCAATGGTTTTAATAACAATTGGATTTGGGATGAGTTCTATGGTAATCATATCGGGAATGCGTATAATGGTAATGAAATCTATAATGTATTTTCTGACAACCACATTTTAGATTATTTTGAAAATAATATAATTGGTAATTCCGATTTCATTGGAAGTTATGATTTTTCTGATAATATTATTGGAAATAATTTTAAAAATAATCTTGCAGAAGGTAATTTTTTCAAAAACCATATTGGACATGACTTTGTTTCAAATGAAAGTGAAACAGAATTTAGAAACAATGTAATTGAAAATAATTTTCTCGATAATAATATTGGAGAAGAATTTGCTTATAATATAATTGGTGATAATTTCGGAAATAATACAATTGGAAATTCTTTTGGTTATGGTGGAAGTGTTCTAAGAAGAAATAAAATTGGTAATAGCTTTGCAGGAAATACTATAGGTGAGTACTGTTATGATAATGTTATTGGTAATAATTTTCAGAATAATACTATAGTTGATAATTTCAAATATAATCAAATTCTATACCCAATATCAGCAACTAACTTCTCATCAGCAACTCATGTTTATGCAGATTATAATTGTACAATAATAAGAAGTAGCGATACTAATTATTATTTACAGTATTTTGATGGAACAGGTATACAATCAGTTTCAATAACCGCTTAAACTTGAAAAGTACAATCTGAAAATGATTAACTAAAAACAAAAGCCTCTGAATTTCTTCAGAGGTTTTTTTCTTTCTATCAAAGATAAATTTATAATATTTCAAGATATTTATAAGAAATATTCAAATGAAAATTATAATTACTGAAGAACAATTGCAACAATATAGTTCGAAAGAATTTGAAAACTATATGGTAAAATATAACCTGAAGAAGATTCATAAACGTTCAAGTGAACTTTTAAAACTTTCTAATGAGGAGATTGATCAAGCTCTTGTAGGACACCAATGGGCAGTTGACCATATTGCAACGGCTGCAGATGATTTAGATGAAGCTGGTGAATTTATAATTCAAGCAACGAATAAAGAAATGCACCATGAATTTGAAAAAATAAAACCTTCCTTATGTGGTTGCAATCCTCACTCTTTAAACGAAAGCTACAATTGGAATATTACAGAAGCAGTTTATAAAGGAAAAACAGTAAGCCTTAATAAACCATTCAGACAAGCTTCAGGTGGAAAAAAATTCGCTGTTTATGTTAAATCTCCTTCAGGAAATATAAAAAAGGTTCGTTTTGGAGCACAAGGTTATCGTGTGAGAAATGCAAATAAAAAAGCAGCTACAAGTTTTAGAAAAAGACATAGATGCGATCAAAAGAAAGATAAAACTACGCCTGGGTACTGGAGCTGTAATATTTCAAGATATCGAAAACAACTTGGCATTTCAAGCTCAAGTTCCTGGTAAAAAATAGAAAAATGACAAACTTATATTATTCATCATACATTCCTAAAGAAATCTTAAATTCTGTCAAAGGAGATAAAGGCATTTTCCAAAATTATGATTATTCAAAATTTTTAGATGAAAATTGCTATAATCTTCAAATGACAAAAAATGAGCTTCTAAATCTAAAGAAATTTCCTTTGGATAAGGATTTTGTTATGAAGTATGATAGCATCGCCTCAATCTTTTCAGATTATTTTAATTTTGATGAAGATATTTTTGGAATAATAGAAACATTGATAAAGGATTCAAAAAAAATATCATCAATTATAAAATATTATTACAATAGAATCAGACCATACCAATTAGCAGAAAAAATGGGTCTTGATATTGATAATTATATGCTTGATACAATGACATCACCGAGCTTTCCATCAGGACATTCTTTACAATCACATCTTATTGCAAACTACTTAGGAAACATTTATCCAGAACATAAGAAAAATTTGCTTTCATTAGCTAAAAAAATAAGTCTATCAAGATTATCAGCAAAAGCACATTTTTTATCAGACGTAAAATTCGGAAAATTAATCGGTGAAGATATGGCAGACTTTCTTTTGAACTCAAACATTAACCTAAACGTTAAAAAAATGCCATATGACGAAGAAAAATACAAAGACTATGTCATACGTACCTTTTCAAAAGATATTGCCTCAGATGAGCTAAAATGGCATACAGATGGTGAAGATAGGACAATCATTCCTTTGAACAAGAGTGATTGGATGATTCAGATCGATAATGAGCTTCCAAAACTCATCCAAGGAGTGATATATATTCCTGAGGGAAAATATCATAGAGTTATTAAAGGAAGCACAGATTTAAAAGTGAAAATCATAAAAGAAGCTAAGAAAACAAAAAATGTTAAAAAAACAAAAAAGGTTAATAAGTCTGTTATAAAAACAACAATCAAAGACTTGTTAGGAACAGGAATTCCAAAGAACATTGATAAGGCGTTTGACTTAGCTAAAAAAATTAACATGAAAGTATCAAAAATATTAGCAGAATGAAACTCATATTAAACGAAAATAGAAAAAAACTTAACCTTTCTGAAGGAATCAAATATCATTTGAAAAATAAAATTTCAATTACAGAATCAATTTTCAGAATGGGTTCAGATGCATGGTGTGATCTGATCAATGAATCAAGAGATTTGTTTTACGAAGGAAATATAAAGCTTTCTGAGAATGATGTTTTTATCATAGAATCAAATGCAGGTAGCTATGGAGAGTATAACGGTGAAGATGTTCCATTAGATGCACCATTCCCTATCAATGACAAAGGAAAGTTCGCTGTATTCTGCTTGAACGAACAAGGAGAAACCAAAAGAGTAGTTTTTTCTGCTTAAGGAAGATTTAAATTAATTCTTCGGGAAGTTTATTTGACTTCAAAAGAATTTCATAATATTGCTTTCGAATAACAAAGTTTAATAAAGGGATTATAGAATATCCATGAAAATTATAAGCATTACTTGGGTCTTCTATTTGATTTAAATCTAAATAACAATACTGAAACACAGATAATTCATTAGCCATTGCATTAGCAATCAAGCTTACCATACCATATTCATATATAAGCATATATTTAGAATCAAGTTCATCACTGTTTTCACTAAAGCTAAATAAATTTATAGTTTTTCTATCTGCTATTAGAGGAATAGATTTCCATTTTTCTAATAAAGTTTTTAAAAATATAAATTGTTTAGATTCATTTTTCTCCCAGAATAACTCATGAGTATTCTTTTGAAATCTATAAAAGTTCAAAAGAGCTATAAACTGATTTGGCTTGTTATTGGAAAAATATAAATCCCAATTATTTGCTAATTCTTCTTTGGTCATTTCAATCGAAAATGTATATGTATAACAAAAAACCCCTCCAAGAAGTTTCTTAAGAGGGGTTTTATTTCAATCTATTTCTAAAAATGACTATCGCAATTCACGAGTGTCAAATGTAGGAATGTTATCTACGATAATACGAGCATAATACTTATTATTTATGAATGCCGTAGCGTAACGTGTAGTAATACCTTTTACATTTGTAAATGTATGTACATCTGTAAGAGTTGGAGTCAACTGAAGTGGTACATATGGAGCATAGATGTATCCAGTGTCAAGGATAGATGTTCCTTTGTGACCAATCAAAATATCACCTGCTTTTGAATATGGATCAACATAAACGGTGTAACGACCGCTAAGTGTACCAATTCTGCGCATACCCAAGTTGTATTTGTCATCTTCGATGTTACCGTTAGAAACCATGAAGTTTTCAAGGTCATCAAACAATGCAGAAACCTCTGTAGAAACTACGATGAAGTTAGCACCACCACGAAGAGTTGACTTGTGAATTTGAGCTGAAAGCTGGTTAATACGTGTGATAAGAGTTTGTTTCCACTCTTTCTCAGTGTATTTTTGAGAACCTTGGTATTTCCATCCCAAGAAGTCCCAACGAAGAGTCCAAGCTGCACCACGCTTCAATTCACGAAGAATTTCACGGTCAATTTCCATAGCGATTTGCTCAGAAAGAAGTGCAGTAAGTTCTGCTTCTGCGTCAATGTTATGGTAAGCATTAACATCTTGAGCAAGCTCTGGGCTCCAACGAGCACGAAGTTTACGAGGCTTAACAGATACGTTAACTTTCTCAATTGTGAAAGTAACTTCACCCATTTCAGTTTCGTATTCGAGGTCATCATAACGTCTCCAAGCGAAAGCGATGTCAGTGTCTTCAATTGTAGTACCAGAAGCAGCACCAATGTAACCATCATAAGTAGGACAAGTATCACAAGAAGCGTTAGGTTGAGTGAAATCAAGTTCTACATAGAATGTACCTTGATCATCACACCAGTCAGACCAGTGACCAAGTTTTTGACCATATTTTTGTGCAACTGAACGGTAAGGAATAACATCACCTTCTTGGAAAATAATGTTACCATTTGGATCTAAAAGTGGAGTAGCACTAACCCATACAACAGTGAATGAAGCAAGGAATTCTTGGTTGTCAATTTCAAGACCTTTACCACCACGACCACCAAGACGTGCAGTGTGACCTTTAGAAGTTGAACCAGGAGTTGCATCAAAACCTGTTACACCATATTTCATGTGACGAATTGAACCATCTGTTGCTAGAACTGGAGTTGCAGCTGTAATCCAACAACCATTACTATCAAGAGCAACCATAGATTGGCCTGTCATAGTAATAATAGAGAATTTACCTTTAGAGTGATCAAAAAGACCATCATCATAAAATCTGTCATAAAGTGATTTGCAACCAGAAAAAGTAGTATCTTCACAGTTACCACCTAGACAAGCTGGAAGGTTTTTGTACATGCTTGAATGAGACTGCTCAGAACCATCTTGAGCAACACTTGTATCAATTCTATCAGAAATTTGTGGGTAGTAGAAGAACAAAGTTCCTGAAGGGTGTGTCATTGCTTGTACAGAAACGATATCGTTTGCAAGCAATTTAGAGAAAATTCTGCGGATCATAGGGAACGCAACTGTTTCAAAAGATCCACTTGAAGAAGAGTCAGTTTGCTCAAGAATCAATTTAGCTTGATTTTCATAAAGCAATGCAACATTATCTTTAACGTGTCCTTTCAATCCTTGAAGCCAGTTAAGACCTTCCTTAATAAGCTGACCTTTCTCATTAGTTACTCTACCTACATTCTCATAACGCTCAGTGATTTCCTGACGAAGAGAACGCTCACGGTTTTGAGTGATTGTACCTAATTTGTTTGAAGTAAGTAAATTCATTTGTTTGTATTTTTTTTAATTTTAATTTTGTTTTTTAAAGTTGTGATTTGTAATTCATCAATCGAAGAATGTTTGCCTGAGTAGGATCTTCAACAAAAGCTTTTTCTTCTTTTATAACCTTTTGCTGATTCAAATTAACAGACTCTTTAATATTGACATTAAGCTTCTTCTTTTGAGTTCTTGTTGACAATGATTCATTTAAAATTTTAAATCTTTTTTGAGATTCAGTGATTGTTTTAGCAGAATCAAATGCCTTTAAAATTTCAACTTTTTCCTGTTTTGTTTTAACATGCTCAGTAAATAGTCTTGATACGTATGCAAGATTACTGTTTACTAAAGCAAGTTTTTTGCTTTGCTCCATCATTGATTTAAGCGCAGCAACTGATTTTGTTTCGTTCAATTTCAATTTGCGGTTTTCTGCTTTCAATTGAGCAAGTTGTTTTTTTAGTTTACGATTTTCAGACATAGCCTTCACTTCGTATTCTTTACCTGATTCATCTTTCATTTTAGTAGGTCCTACAGGTGAAAGATTCATTTCATTCATTTTTTCAACTTCCTCAAGTTCTTGAGAAATAACCTCTGCCAACATATCTTCGCTAACTTCGACTTCTGTATCATCGTCCATGTGTTCTACACTAACGCTATACGTTGGTTTTTTTACGATTTTAATAACAACTTCATCTTCAGAATTTTCAATAAAGTCCATGACTTCTTCTAAGCTTGCATTGGTCATATCTGTGACCTCTTCATCATCTTCAAAATCTGTTGTATCATCCATATATTCATCGTCCTCAAAGGACTCTTCATCGTCCATACCATAATCATCATCTTCGATTTCGATTTCTTCATCTTCCTCATCTTCTTCATAATCCTCATCATCTTCGATTTCGATTTCTTCATCTTCTTCATCGTCTTCATCGTCTTCGATTTCGATTTCTTCATCTTCCCCATCTTCTTCATCGCCTTCGATTTCGATTTCTTCATCCTCATCTTCAAGTGTTTCACCTGTTTCAATATCTACATCTTCTTCTTCATAAATATCTCCCATTTCCATAACGCCTCCACCATCAGGAGCAACATTAGTTTCATCTTCTACTGCTTCTTGAATGAAATTTTTAACTGCGTTTGCCATTGTACTTTCGATAATGGTCTTTTGATTTGTATTTACACGCTTTTCGGTTTCTTCGTTTAACGTGCCTGCTTGTATAAGCAATTCTTCTAATAGACTTTTTGACATTGCTGTATTTTTATTTATAAATATATTGTATTTTCAAAAAAATATTTTTTATATACTAATTTTCTAAAAATTTGTTAAAAATATTGTTGATTTTACCTAAATTTTTCTTTTCTGAGATACCTTTCATCCAATTATTAGATTTTTTCTCGTTTACTTCTTCAGGAATTTCGTATTCTCCTTTGACATCTAAGCTTTCTTTGAAAGGTTCAGCTTTCTGTCTATCAGCAAAAACCCATGAACCGTGAGTTGAAGGAGTTGTTACAAAATCCCAACAAATCAATTCAAAATCATCTTGAACAATATTTTTTCCATTTTTATTTTCAAGGCTTCCAACACCTCTACTTGAAACACCATATTGAAATCCGTGAATGATATCGTGAGCAATCTTATCTGCTGGGTGAGAAATAATACCCATTTCAATATAACCTCTCGTTATTGGAAGATATATTTCCCCCATTAGATTACGACCTTCCCACCAAAGTTTTGAAACTCGCATAGAAGTTTCTTTGATTGAAATTATGGCACTTTCTGGATGATCCGTATGCCCTGCAGAAGCCCCCATTTCAATAAGCTTCATATAATTATCAACTTCACGTTTCAGAATGCTTTCTGGATAAATCCTTCCGTTACGATTTTCTACACCATACTTTTGCATAACACCATACAACTTAGGGATCTTCAAATTTAATCCGCCATCTTTCATGTGTCTTGCAATTTCCTTTACCTCATTAATAAAATGCGTATTATCTGAAGGACATATAATTCCTGCATCATCTTCAATCAATAAGCCAAATCCAGTTTTACCTTTAGGCAATGGTTTCATTAGTAATTTTAATTATAAATATAATTAAAAATTAAAAATGTTCGAAATAATAATTGTTTCGAACATTTTGATACCAAATACCAAATAAAAAAAGGCTAAAAATTAATTTTAGCCCTTATATAATTTATTTTTTCTCTTGAGACATTTTAAATATTTGATGAGAATCAAAATATTCATTGATTAAATTCAGATATTCATCTAAAGAAATTTCATTGTTTTCTTTTTTAAAAGTGAAATGACATTTGAGATAAGATTTTTTTCCATAGGAAATTCCAGATTCTCTTAAGTCTAGATCAACAATATATTCTGAATAACCTATTCTTGATTGAAATTCATAAGAAAGTTGTTTTAATTCTCTTTCGAGTTTTTTAATTTCTTTTGAATAATCTCTTTCTTTGTCATCATTTGGTGTTATCCAACCTTCAATTTTCAGACTTATACAGTCATTTGTATCTTCAATAGTATTTCTGAATAGCATTTTGTTATTAATATAACAAAAAAATTACTATTTTAAAAATTATTTTAAATCTTTGCTCAAGTTATGCATTTTCACAATATCTTGAATACAAGTTTTTGTATCAAATTCCATATTAAGGACTTTATCTTTCACTTGATACATTTTAACTTTCGTTTGAACGTCATCAACCTGAGAGATATGTTCAGAAATAATTTCTAAGCAAGAGTTTTTAGTATTTTCAAAGATAGAGCTTTTATCTTCTAAAGGAGCTTTAATAAAACTTTCTACTAAAACCTTATCTTCAGCATCAATTTTAGATAAATTCTCATTAACAGATTTAGCCATTGAGAATATTTTTTCATCAGATTTATTTAATGCCAAAAGATGATTTCGAACATTCTGATATGCATTTGTATATTTCTCAATATTAAAAGCAGTTTTTTCTTCAAAAAGAACTGTTCCAATTTCATTGAAAAAACTGTCATCAGATGTCAAGTCTTTTGAAAAAGGATATTTTATATATTTGTAATTAATATCTTTTGCAAATTGAACATTTTCATTAATAAAGCCATCAACGCTTTCTTCAGAAACTCTTCCATTTCTCAAGTTTGTCACAATTGTGAAAAGTTTAAAAAGTTCTGAATTTTCTTTTAGAAGATTAAAAATTTTTGTAGTAGTTTTTTTATCTTCATTTAAATAAGATTCAGCCAATAATCCTTGTAAACCTTGTATAACTAATGTATAATTTTTCATTTTAAATATTTTACTATAAATACATTTAAATTTTTGTTTTTTCAATTAAATCCGAAATTCTTTTGAGATATTCGATATTTTCATTTATTTCCTCTTCAAATTCGGGATTCCAGGATTCTGCTAATGGTGCTGCAGGAGCTGCAGGTGCTTCAGGGGCAGCAGGAGCTTCAGGTGCTCCACCAGCAGGAGCTTCAGGTGCTCCACCACCCATTTCGGCACCACCACCCATTTCTGCTCCACCACCAGATGAACCAAGTGTGCTGCTTAAGTCACCGACAGATCCACCTCCGCCACCGCCTCCGCCACCACCGAATCCACCTCCAGTGTCAGCACCTTCAGCACCAGGAGTGATTGCTGGCAAACCTGTTGCTTGTGTTCCATAAAGTTTGATAAGATTATCAAATATTGTAGAAGAAGATATTTTTGATGCAGCAGCTTTGATTTCTTCAGAAGTTGCAGTTTCCATGAATTGTTGTTCAAGGTTCAAACGGACTTGATCATCAGTCATACCAAGAATTTCTTTCATTGCCATTGTATATGACATAGCAGATATACCCTTTCCTGCATCGGATACAGCATCTTTGAATGCAGTGATTTGAGCAGCTTTCATTTCTATACGAATAACATCCGCTTGAGAAGATGGATTATTTAAGGATAATTCAAAATTATGCAATTCATCTTCATACCCTAAGAGCATAAGATGAACCATTGCCATTTTATTTAATTCTTGAACTGCAGACTGTTGAATACGATTAATCTTTTTAGCTAATCGGACATCCATCATTGCAAGATTTTTGCCTTCACCTGCAGCAGCATCATATTGAAGAAAAGGTTTTGGAATACCGAGAGCTGCAAACAATTGATTCAAATCATATTCAATATCTGCAATCTGATCAATATTAGTTGCACCTGCCAAAGTCTCAATTTTTGTATTATCTTCGGCACCACGTTTTGGAATGAAATAATCTTGGTCATAACCCATTACATTATATTTCAAATCCTCTTGACCAGTATATTCATCAACATGTCTTTTTCTTTTAAACCTACTTGCAATGTCCTCAACATATGCTTGAACATCACTTGGATCAATATTACCGACATCAATATAATAAACCCTTCTATCAATAGCTCTTAACAATCTTATAGTTCTCATTGCATCTTCCACAAGAAGCAAATTTTTCCAAATTCTTCTTGCTTTCTCAAGAACTGAAACACCATAAGGAAGTCTTTTATCATCCGTAAGAAGTCTAAAATGTGCCACTTGCCAATATTTGAATTCAGCAATATCAGTAGCCTTCCAACGAAAGATTACTTCATCATCTTGATTCAATAATGAAGGTTTCATTCGAGCATTTTCCTTGCCTTCTATCCTTTCAACCTCAATATTTGGTAATTGTTTTGCGCCTACAACCCCCAATTCATCGTCAATTTGCATGTAGACAAAATTATCGCCATACTTACAATTTGAAACAAACACCCCATTTCTACTATATTTTCCATTCTCATCTACAGAACAAATTGGGAAATTATGTCTATCATGCTCACCATTAGGACCGAGAACTTCCATACAATAAACATCATCAACTTCAGATAATTCAACAACTGAAACAACTTTATGATTTTTTATTTTTCCATTCGATATAGCTGAAGCCTTTTGATATTTTTTATTATTTTTTATTTCAGGATTAACATGTAACATATAATCAATAACATTTAATCCAAATTCTCTTACACATATTTCATCAATAGTTTTACAGTTAATACCTTTTATAGCATTCCTTTTTAATTTAGAATTAGAATTTATAAAAGCATTTACAAAAATAGTATTAGAAAGTAATAATTTAACTAGCTCTTTTTTGTTATAACATTCTCCATAAAATTGTAAAATTGTTTCATTTAAAATATTTTTACAATCTTCAGAAAAATTATATTTCATTAAAGATTTTACTTTATCTTTATATGAAGAATCGCTCCAATTTTGAAGCATACTATTTTTTCTATTAGTATTATGAATTTTATGTAAAGAACTATTATTATAATCTTTAAAGTAGTTAGGATAGATGCCTTTCATTGTATTAGACAATCTAATCCTTCTTTCATCAGACCTTAAATATTTATCAATGCCTTCCATTCTTTTCTGGATTACATCTTCTCGCATTAAAGTTTTTTCTAATATATTTTTATGTAATAGTCTATGAGCTGATTCAGTTAATCTTTCAAGATTCTTGGGATGATTATTCAATTTATTGAAATCAATATGATGTGTATGTACACTTTCTTTTAAAGTTGATTCCCATTCACTATTTTTCAATAAATTTAACGAAACAATTCTATGAGTAAATTTATAATTATTTGTTTTAGGATTATAAATTTTTTCATAACCATCTATATTATGGCTCTTTTTATTACTTTTAATAGTATAAAAAGGCATTAAACTTTCACCTGGAGTTAATTTTTCAGCAGCTTTGTATGAACCATCTCTCATCATATATTCATGATCTGGAGTGGTATCTACAAAAGTTCCATCATCTAAAGTAACTCTAATTAATTTAGTTTTTTCCATTGTTAGGTCACACCAAACAATTTTTCCTGGAACAATGTCATTAGTTTCTTGTTGCACCGAGTATGTCCATATATCTTCCCCTGCTTTAATTTTACTTGAAAGCTCCTCAATAGAAATTGTTGAACCATCCAATAAAGGTATCATACTATTTTTTCTAATAGGCATATTCCGTATCCACATTGGAAGAGTCGTATGAATGTTCAATCTATTAAAAAATAGTTCCTCTAATTCCTCTTGAATCTTCTTATTTTCTGAAAAAATATTTAATATTCTTCTTTCAGAATTTGCGGTTGTAGATTCTTCCATAAAGATATCAAGTGCTTGACCGATAATAGGGTAATATTCCATAAGATCATAATCAAGATACGAAGGATATCTTTGAGTTTCAAAAATTAAAGCTTTTTGCTTGATATGGGTATCAACCTTTTGCCATTGAGAACTTAAAAATTTCGTTTGCTGTTTTTCAAGTTTTCTAAGGTCATATTCCCTCTTATTCTTTGTAGTTAAAAGAGGAGCCTTACCATCCTCTTTAGGAGCATATGGATGATCTTGAGTAAACCTTTGAGTTAACTTTTTATACTTTGTTATTATAGGTTGATTTTTATCCATTACAATTAAATTCTTTATTACTAATATATTTTATTTACATAAAAAGCCAACTATGTTCACCTGTAGGATCCTGTGATGATGTAATTTTATTACTTTTCACATGTGAAGGAGTTGTAAACCCTCCGCTGTAACTACTATTAAGATTACTCTTCTCTCTCGGAGATTTATTACCTCCATTTCCAAGTACACTAAGAATACTTTTAGTTTGAGCTTTTGCTTTCTCAAGACTTTTAAATTCAGTTTCCAACACCCAAAATGCCAAAGCTGCAGCCATAATCAAGTCATCATTAAATCCTGGAGTATGGTCAGGTCTACCGTTAACCCAAACAAAAGTTTCAAGTTCTGCAACAAATCTACTTGACCTTATTTTGAAATCATTTTCTTCAATAACACCTGTTAGTTTACCTATAATTTGCGGTCTTTTTGAACTTATTTTATAGCCTGCAACTAATTTGTTTTCATTTACACCATATTGAGGTTTTTTCTTCATAAATTCAGGATTATTTCCTTTGGAGTAATACAAATACTTATAACCAAATTCTTGAAGTTTTAAAATACAGTTATCACCGTATCCACCTGTAGTATCCACTATTGTTAAAGCAGAATAAATATTCCCCCATTTAAATACAATCTCTGCAAGATATTCAGGTCTTATCTTTCCTTTGTATTCTAAAACTTGATCTCCAGTAGTAGTGTCAATTACAACAACTGCTGAAAAGTCATCTGAATTACCACTAGAAACATCGACACCCATAATATATTCATGCCCTTCAACAGGATGCTCATAAACCCATAAACGATCTTCTTGTTCGTGTTTTTCAATAGGTTCTCTCACATTCACTCTTTCATGGTATTCAATCCATTCTTGCTCAACAACTGTTCCTGCAGAACCTTCAAATTTTACATCTAATTCTCGTGCAATAGCCAACTTATCATTATTTAACATACTACACATAGTCTTATACCAAGGAGCTATAGGTTTATAACCAGCTTTTTCCATTTTTTCAAAAGAAGCAAAAGTGTAATCAATTTCCTTAACGATTTCAACTTTACCTAAATCATCTTCCTTATGCCATTCCAAACCTTTATTATAACGAGGATCTTCATACCATTTTAAGTGAATAATATTGAATCCATTTTCACCAGATTTTGCATTTATATAAGTTTTATAATAAAGTTCATCCTTTCCATTAGGAGTTGAAATAATTATCATTTTTCCACCTGTAGAAAGAGCTGCCATAGAAGCATTATAAAGTTCTCTTGCTTGAGTTTCTACATATGCAGCCTCATCTATTACCAAATAAGTAGGAGTATAACCACGAAGGGCATCTGGAGAGGTAGCTAAGGCTATAATTTTGGTTCCATTGAGAAGTGTTATGGATTCTGCTGCACCTTTACCATCAATATAGGGTTCAACTCTTTTTCTCTCATCATAAAATTCACCCCAAACATATCTTGGCATGTGGGAAAGAAACATTCTTACACCTGCTAAAAACTTTTTAGCTGAAGCAAATTTGTTTGCAATAACTATAATCACTTCAGGCTTATTTGGGTCTGTATAAGCAGCCTTACAAGCGAGGTATGCTTGAGTGGTAGTAGACACACCTGTCTGACGAGGTTTTGTAACAATATTGTTTCGGACCCTCTCATAACAAGATATAATTTCCTTTTGTCTGGGAAATAGTTTGAAAGGGACATAACCACCTTTAGTAAGGTCGAATGCCTTCAAATGTTTTTCAATTGTATACGCAGGATTTATTAATCCTGTAATGTATTCTTTTTGTATATCCGCTTTAGTAAGCATTTATTTTTCTTATAAATATCTTTTAAAAAGAAAAAGGTGGATTTCATAAGAAATCCACCAACTATCTTTTGAATAAAATTGATTACAATCCGTAATATTTGATCTTCTTAGAAGATTTTGTTTCCGATACAACATCTTGCATTGCTTTAGATGCATCCGATTTCATGAATTTAGGATTCTTTAATATTTTATTTGAAACTGGATCGTATTCAGCCAATAAATTGTAAACATCTGTTAAAATGTTAATAGGATTTGTTCTATCAGAAGTTTCTTGAACTCCTAAATTTAACAACTCCTTTTTTAGATTTAAACTGGTTGTTCTAATTGTTGATATCATTTTATCAAGCTCTTCTGGTGATTTTGGTTCGGTTTCTTCGAACAAATAAGCTTTTTTTACAAGCCTCTCAATCAACATGTTTTTTTTCTTCTCCATATATTTTCTCTATAAATATATCTTTTTCATATAATTTTGATTTAACGGATTCTAATTTTTCACCAAATTTAAAAAAAAGTCTCCTTTCGATTGTTTCTTCATCCTTTTCAGATTCCCAAGCAAGAGGAATAATTCCTTGTTTGCAATCTGACATATCAAAAGAAACATGATTTTGTATCAATTCAAACTCTATTTCGGTTTCAAGACGATATGCTAAATCCACATAATCAATAGGAACCTTCGGATTTCCATTGGCAGGATATGCATCCCAATCGTCACCTGTTACATCTTCTAAAGAACTTTCAGAGAATAATAATTCATAGTAACTATATCCCTGAAAGTTCTCTCCAATATGATTTATAAAAACTAACTTCATTTGAACATTCTAAAATTCTTTGGACTGTGTGTTATATAGTAATCATCATCTCCATCATATCTTCCAATAGGAGTACCATCAGGTGCTCTGGTGATTTTTTCTTTATTCTTTGGAGACTTTATTCTTTCTGTATGCACACCGTCATATTTTGGTTTTACTACCTGGCTTTTTTTTTAAACGATTCTTGAAAGGTGTCTTCATCTATTTCAAACATAATGTCATCTTCATTCAAATAATCATCTTCCATCAAGTCATATTCAGAGAGATAATCTTCTTCATTCAAATAATCATCTTCCATCAAGTCATATTCAGAAAGATAATCATCTTCATGTAATTTATTAAATTCTCTCAAATATTCTTCTTCAGAAAATTCATCTTCTTCGTTCAAATAATCTTCTTCATTCAAATAATCTTCTTCATTCAAATAATCTTCTTCAGAAAGATAATCTTCTTCAGAAAGATAATCATCTTCATATAAATCACTATATTCATTCAAAGGATTATCTAATAATAAGTTATCAGGATTTTCTTCAAAGTAAACATCACTATCATCTTCCATCATATTCATAGCATAATCTTTAAATTCTTTCAAAGATTTTTCAGTATTTCCTTTTTGATGAAACATTTTAAAATCTATTCCTGTTAATTTACCATCTTTATTGTTATCCAAATTTTTACGCTGTTTATCAGACAATTTTTTATTGGATTTTTTCATTCTTTTAAATATTTCCGCCAATGATTTTTCCATTCCTTCTTCACCACCCTCTGTTTCAGGCATTTCTTCTGTATCCCCACTATCTTCAGGCATTTCATCACTATCTTCAGGCATATCTTCTTCAGAACCTGGATAATCCAAATCTAATTCACCAGAATCTTTCTTAAGATTTTTATCAACTTTCTTTTTTAATTTTTTGATATCAGATGTTGAAAGTTTTTCAGGATTTACTGCAGCAGCAACCATACCTAATGCAAAATTTGCAAGGTCTCCATAT